TTACATCGGTACCCTTACGGTAACCTTGCGCGGACGCTCGCCGCTGCCCTGAACCAGCACGGTGATGATGCAGGTCCGGCCATCATTGGAAGGCTGGGCCGACAAAAGCTGCCCGCCGGTATCGCGTACGACCTTGTTTGCGGCATCGCCACAGTCGCTCGCCACCAGCAGCAAATAATCGCGCGCGGTCGCCTGCATCGGCACCAGGCCGAACAGAAAGCAGGTCGCAATCGCACCGATCATCGATTTCTTCATAGCCACCATTTCCACCCGTAAGAGGGACAGAGTGAGTTCCAATCGTTGAGGAACTATGTATCGAACAGCGGCTGAATGGCAAATGAATGGGGAAGATGGCTTTCGTACAGTCCATGTTTTGCACGCTTTTGGTGCAACAAACGCTTCATGCGCGGCCGATGGGATTGCGACGGCACCGCTCGCTCCTTCGATCTCCCCCCTTGTGGGGGAGATGTCACCGAAAGGTGACAGAGGGGGGTGGACGACGGTGCGGCAAAGGAAACGAAATTGGCATTCGCGCCAGTCCTACCCCCCTCTGCCCTGCCGGGCATCTCCCCCACATGGGGGGAGATCGGCTGAACGGCTTGCTTGCCATTCCCGATGTTTCACCCGCCAATCTCGCTCTTCGCCGAAATCCGGCCATAGATGGCAATCAGCCCACCGACGGCCCCCACCGTCGTCACAGCAAGGTCGGCAAGCTCGACTTGCGTGCCCGCATCCACCTCCGCGCCCATGATCTGCAACAGCGACGCGCCGACTGCGATCAGCGCGCCCCATACCGTTTTCGACTGATACCACGCCTTCATGCCATCCATGACTTTTCTCCTTCGTCACGCTTCGAAATCAAGGTTGACAATGGCCGCGACACCCAGCGGCACCGCCCGCCCGATCTGGCGCAGGCGCAGCACAAAACCGCCCGGCAAACTCCCGAAATCGGCAATCTGCTCAGCCGCGCCATAACGATAAGCCGGCACCGCCACCTCGACGCTGCGCACCACCACCTCACCGCTCATAATTTCCAGAAAATACCGCTCATCCGGCTCGTCGAGCGGTATCTCCGCCGCCTCCCAGCTGTCGGCATCCACGCGTCCGCGCCGCACCCATGACATGGCGATCGCACCATCCGCCTGCCGCGCACCGACCACATGCACCGGCGCCAGCGGCATTTCCGACCGCAAACCGCCGGCAAACACAAACGGCCCGGCCCGGCCACCGGCGGAACCGCCCGCTTCCACCAGCCAGTTCATCTCGACACCACGCTCTTCCGACGCCAGACCCAGCGGCACCACCGCCGCATCCAGAACCACCACCGCCGCGCCCGTATCTGCCCCGGCCAGCATCGCATCCTCGCTGCCACCAAGACCGCGCAAAAGCTCCGTCAGCCGCCAGCGCCCCTCCGCGATCTCTTCCGCGCTGGCAAAACCGATCACCTCCCAGCCGCCCAGAACACTCTTCACCGCCAGCCGGTTGTCATCATTCAGCACCGACAACGTTTCCGCCGAGGACACGCCATCAAAAAACAGCGCGCATTCCAGCACGCCGGCGCGGTCGAACCGCCCGCTCACACCGGGCCCAAGCGCCGCCGTCAGCCGCCCCACCCGTGCCGGCCGCTCGATCGGCGCGCGCGCCCGAAAACCCTCGGCTGTTGCCGAAGACGACACCACTATGCGCCGCCACGGCCGGCAGAACGCCGCCACCCGCGCAAAATTCCGGGCTTCACCCGGCTCGAAACGCGGCAGGTCGAGGAAATGCACCACCGGCGCAAACGACGCCGACGGCTGTCCGGCAACGGCGCGCCCACCGCCCTCGTGCGGCAGAACGGCAACCGTTGCCGCCGGCATATGCCGCCGCGCCTCGATCCGCCGCACCGCCCCGTCTTCGATCCGCTCGATGAGAAAGACACCATCCGGCCCGCCAGCAATCCGCACGGCATCGCCGGTTTCCAGTGCCAGTTCGGCCGGCGACAGCGCGAACGAAACGCTGCGCCGCGCCAGCCGGTTGTCGCGCAAAAGATCTTCCGCCGCCGTCTGCGCCGTCTCTTCCGCCAGCACCGCCGGCAGGTCACAACGCAGGATCCGCTGGCTCTGCGCCTTCGCCCGGCGTGAGCGCGCGCTCGCCTGTTCATAATCCAGAACCGGATTGAACGAGGCCAGGATCGCTTCGGCGGCAAAATCGCTGTCATGCCCACGCGTCTCCGACCACAGTGGCTGATCGTCGAGGTCGGCCAGCACATCGATATCGGCGGGCACAAGGCTCACCCTGCCGCGCGAGCGAAATCGCAAACGCCCGCCATCCTCGGTCACATCGACGCGAAACGCCAGCAATAGCGGCTCGATCAGCGTTCGCGCCGAAGCCAGTTCCCCCTGCACATAGCCGGTCAGGTCGCCGCTCACCTCCGACACATCAAAATCATCGAAACCGTGATCGGTCAGAATGGCCGCGATCGCATCGGCCAGTGTCGTAGCCCCCAGCCGGCCATTCAGCCAATGCCCGCTGCGCCAGTTGCCGCCATCGCTCCACACGGAAAGATCGTTCGGAAAGGCCGGAAACGGCCGCGCATCCCAGCTCCACACAAACACATGGCCGGGATCGACCATGCCCGAACCCGCCCGCTCCGGCGCCTGCCACCAGCCATGATGCGCCTCGAGAAACCGCCGCTGCATGCTGTCGGAGCGCGCCCCGCTGGAAAAATGCGGCGCCCTGCTTTCGGACGATTTTGGGTCGAGAAACAGATTGGGCTGGTTCGCCCCCTTGTCGATCGCCGCGCAGCCAAGCTCGGTGAACCAGATCGGTTTCAGCCCCGGCCGCCACGCACTCGGCTGCACAAGCTCGCGTCCGCCCATCCGGTCGAAATGCAGATTGCTCCACCATCCGGAAAAATCCTTGGCTCGAAAGGTCCAGGGCTTGCCCGCCAGCCCATCGCTGATCGGCGACCTTTGTCGCGCAGCCCGGTCGGCATCACTGGCATAATACCAGTCAAACCCCTCACCGCCGTTTATCCCGGCCTGCAGGGCGGAAACGTCATCGGCCAGACGCGCACCATCCGGATTGGCCGCGCCAAGATCATCATCCCGCCAGTCCGACAGCGGCATGTAATTGTCGATGCCGACCGCATCGATGGCATCGGATGCCCACAACGGATCGAGATGAAAGAACACATCGCCCGAGCCATCCTGCGGGTGATAACCAAAATATTCGCTCCAATCGGCGCCATAGGTGAGTTTTGTTCCCGGCCCGACGATCGCCCGCACATCCCCAGCCAGCCGCACCAGTTCGCGCACGAAGGGAAAGCCACCTGCCTCGTCACGCACTTGCGTCAACCCGCGCAGTTCCGAGCCGATGATCAGCCCGTCGACACTGCCCGCATCGGCACACAGATGCGCATAATGCAGCAGCATCCGGCGATACCCATCGGCACGATTGGCAAACACCTCCAACTGAGCGTGCGCCACCACGCTGCCGTCCGGCGAGCCCGCCTGTCCCGGTGCCGGATGGCACGAAATCCGCCCCCGCCAAGGATAGGCCGCCTGCTCCGCGCCGCCATGCGGATCGGCCAAACCATTGCCGACAGGCACATCCATCATCACGAACGGATAAAGATAGACCTGCAGTCCACGCGCCTTGAGATCGGCAATCGCCTGCCGCACATCGTCATCCCCCGGCGTGCCGCCATAGGCCGGCCCACCGCCGTTCTCGCTGATCAGATGCGCATCACCACGCGAAAAATCGGCCACGCTCCACGGCAGGCTTTCATCCGCCCGCGCCCGCACCTCCACTCCCGGCAGGATACGGCACTCCCCGGCCCGCAGATCGCTCCCGAACCAGGACACGACCAGCGCCACGCGCTCGAGGTTCGGGCATAACGATACCAGTTCGTCGATCGAAGCCTGCCAGTCGGTCGCCGCCGTCAGCGTGTTGCGGTTGAGAATCCGCGCACTGCCGTCGCCGGTCACTTCCTTGACCTGCACGGTGGCATACCCATGCTCTGTCGCACCGGGAATGATCGTCACCGCGCGGATCTGACCCTCCAGCACACCCACCGGCCGCACCACTTCGAACTGGATCAGCGGCAAACGGTTGCCAAACGTGTCGAGCGGCAAATGGTCGAACACCGCATAGGCCAGCCCGCGATAGGCCGGCGCTCTGCTCTCACCCTGCTTGGCCTCGATCAACGGATCCGGCAACTGATCTTCCGACCCGAGATGCACCCGCATCTCGATGCCGGTCAGATCAAGCTCCTTGCCATCTGCCCAGACCCGCCGCACCCCGGCAATCGGCCCTTCACAAATCCCCACCGCCAGATTGCCGAAGTAAGAAAACGTCTCCACGGTCGGCCCGCGCGTCGCCTTGCCGCCGGTACGCTCGCGCGTCACATCCTCCTGAAACCGCGTCGCCCAGATCAGCGTGCCGCCCACCCGCACCGTGCCATAAACCCGGTTGACCGCCGTGCCCTCATCCGCCCCCGGAATGCGCGCCGTCGCCAGCCGCGCACCGGAAATTTTGCCGCTGCCATTGATCAGCGCCCGGTCGACCATGCTGCCGGCCAGAGCGCCCGCCGCCCGCCCGATGATCGCCCCGACGGGTCCAAAAACACCACCAAGCGCGGCCCCCGCCGCCTGAAACAGGATCGTGGCCAAAGGAAAACCTCAAGGTTTTTGGAGGTCGGAAATGAAAGGGCTGCCACGATCCCCGCAGCGGCCTTCCGGCAGCCAAGCGGCATCGCCAAGGCACGGCAAAAACGGCCCGCAAGGCACCACACGCCATCGTCGCGAACGTCGCGGCGAACTCAATTTACACGCGCAAAGGTTGTGATAACGTGCAGACGTTCAGGAGCTGAAGCAGCACGCGCCGCGCCAGCCGGCGCGCCGGTGAGGATAGGCCCCACCGGCCTCGGCAAGGGCCTTGCTCTCGAACATGGAGGTAGTGCTATGAAGCCTTGGCCGATTAGCGTTACGCTTACTCTGCGGATTACCCGGACGAGCTGGTCAATCACCGTCCGGGTCATAATCCAAAGATAAGTCCGTGGCAGGCGGTGATAGCACACCGCCTGCCACTCCATTTCGTATATACGAAATGCCCATCAAACTCAACCATGCCGCTCATCACGAAACCGGTGCACCGCTGCGATCCGCCGCCGCCAGGACGGTACTAGAACCGAGCGCGTCACCGCTGCCTGCTCATAGGCATGAATGAACCGATCCCCCCCGCAAAAAATGCCGGCATGTTTGGCCGCACAATCGGCCCGCCAGCGAAACAGCAGCACATCCCCCGGCACCATGTCGGCCAAGGCCAACGGCTCCCCGAACAGCCGCAACCCTGCCGCCAGCAGCCGGTCATCGCCACTGCGTTCGGCCCAGTCGGTCGCGTAGGGAGGCACCGGTTCCGCCTCACGGCCATAAAGCCCTCGCCACACGCCCCGGATCAGGCCGATGCAATCGCAACCGACACCCAGCGTCGCGCCCTGATGCCGATAGGGCGTGCCGATCCAGCTTTCCGCCAGCTGCACCACCCGGTCGCCAAGCGTCGTCATTCGAAGATCGGGCCGCCGTCATGCAGCCGCTCCCCGTCGGCGAAGGAATAGGCGAAGTCCGATCCCGGCACATGCGGAAAGCCGCGAAAGTTCAATTGATTGCCAAATTTCTGGCGGCAGGTCGCAAACGCCTTGTTGCATCCCGCCGTCACCCAAAACACCTCACCGGCAGCGATATCCCGCTCGACCGGTAGCCATAGCGTCAGTTCCGCCGTGCCATCGGCATTGCGCACATGGCCGTCGATCTCCAGCTCCTCACCACTCTCCATGGTCAGAACACCCTGCCCGAAAAAGCCGCCGGCAAACCCTTGCAACCCCGCCACCGTCAACCGCGTCCGGTCGCGCGCCAAAACCACCGTCCCGGCAGCACGATAGGCGGCCAGATCGACCCGGCAGCGCCCATCGCCGAGGCTCGCATCACAACGCCGCCCGTAAACCCGGCCCTGCGGCTGGTCGAGCCGATGCGCGAGGCTGCGCAGCTCGGCGGTAAACTGTTCGCCAGCCCGGCTCACCTCGCCGATCTCGCGCAAGGCAAGGCGCATCCTCTGATCCGGCGCCTGCCAGTTCACCACCAGCAATTCCACCCGCGCGCCGTCATAAAGCCCCGCCGCCAGATCAGCTTCAGAAATCACCTCGCTGGAAAACCCGCCAGCCACCGTGCCGGCACTCACAGAGAGCCCGCCCTGCGCCTCTTCCTCGCTTGCCGAAAACCCGCTCGAGGCCAGAAATGACGTGCCGTCCACCAGCAGATCGCCGTCATGATCGGTAAATCCCAGCACCACGCCGTCGCGTCGAAAAACCCGCCAGCAATGGCAGATCGTCGTCACATCGCCCTGCAGATGCGCGGCCAGTCCCGCCGGTATCGTTCTCATGCCAAAATCTCCGTCAGCGGAATGGTCGGAATGCGCCCGGCATCGAAACAGGAAAGATTGACGTCGATCCGGTCGATATCGAAACGCACGGCGACATCGAACTCATACCCCGCCGTCACCACGCGACCTGCCGCCGGCGCCACGGCAAAGGTCAAAACACCCGTCGCCACATCCACCGCCCAGCCATCGACCAACGCGACCCCATCCACGGCCACGACAACGGAACCGGCCACCGGCCTGGCGATCACCCGCTCAAAACCACCACCGGCATCCGCATAGGTTTTCACCAGCTGAAAGGTCGTCCGCACCCCGTCACCTGCCCCGATCACCTGGTCGGTCGCCGCCACGGCCTGCAACGGCCCGCAGGATTTCCAGTCCACCGGATCGCGAAACCGAAACCCGTAAAGCTGTCCGCCACGCGCCTCGAAAAATGCCAGAACCTCATAAAGATCGGCAACGGATTTGATGCCGGACCCGGCGTCGTAACTGCGCCGCGAATTGCGCCAGCGGCTGTTGCGTTGCTCGCGCCCATTGGAAAGATTGACGATTTCGGTGCGCCGCACCGGCCCGCCGCTCACCCCCAGCGCCAGCCGCAGCGGAAAGCGCACATCATGAAACCCGCTCATCGTCCGGCGCTCCTGATTTTATGTCCGGCCTCAAACACCACGCTGCCCGCGCGCGACACTGCGCGCCAGCATGGCCGAAATCTGCCCCTCGCTTTTGCGAAAGCTCGCGGCATCGGTTGCCGTCACGTTGAAGACGATCTGCGCCGCCTGCCCGCCACCACCTGTTGCCACGCCCAGCGCCCCATCCGGCCCGCGCCTCAGCGGCAAAATCGCCTCCGCCCCGGCCTCGCCCATCAGGCCGAGATCACCCCCACCCATCGGGAAAAAGCTCGGTGCGCGCACCACACCGCCATCGGCAAACGGCGTCACCGAGCCGACAAGATTGCCGATCATGCCGGACAACAGCCCCTCCAGCGGCTTCAACCCGGCGGAAAGTGCAATATCCGTCAGCCGGTTGCCGAGCCCCTTCAGCACATCGTCGAGCCCGCGCCCGCCAACGGTCGCTGATCGCAGCGCCGAGGTCAGCGCCGCGCCAAACCGCGTTGAGCGCCTCTCCAGATCGGCCATCACATCGGCCAGCGCCTCAGCGCCGGTCAGCGTTTCGGTCATGGTGTCGTGGTTTTCCATCCTGTTCCGCTCCGGAAAATGCCCCTCACTTGCGATCTCTAACACTTAGCTGAAGCTAAGATATTGAAATCGCTTTCTCTCCCGCAAGGGGAGAGATAAAGCCGCAGCGCCCTTCCTCTCCCCTTGCGGGAGAGGATAGCAAGCCCGCACGAAGCAAAGCTGAGGGCCTGGACGCGCTTGGTGAGGGGTAAACTCCAAGAAACAATCCTCTACGGCTCCCCTCACCCATCCGGAAACGCCGCCATCAACCCCTCAAACCGCGCCCGCGAAAACGCATCACCGCGCCCCGCAAACCCACCCGCCACACAAAAAAACTCCCGCGGCGTCAGCGCCCAGAAAACCGCCGGCACAAGCCGCAGCCGGCAGAGCCCGGCATGCATCACCGTCTCCCATGGAAACGGCTGCACGCCTGTCGCCTCGCCCGCTGCGGCCCTCAAGGGTTTGCGGCCACCACCTTCGTTTCCGTGTCGGCTCCACCAAACGTCGCCTCCAGCAGATCGCCGACGATGCGCGCATAACCGGCAATTCCGCCATCGATGCTCATCGCCGCCACCTCGGCATCGGACAGAAGATTGCCGCCACCACGAAGCCCCGCCCCGATGACGGTAATCATGTCGCCCGCCTTCAACCGCCCGGAGGAAAACCGCTCCGCCAACCCGGATAGATCACCGACGGCAAAGGCCGTTTCCAGTTCCGCCAGCGCCCCCAGCGTCAGGCACAGGATGCGCCGCTCGCCGTCCAGCACCGCCTCCACCTCGCCGCGCCGCCGGTTGGCACGCCCACCAACGCGCGCCTCCATCACAGCGCTCCGAACACAAGGCTGCCGGCGGATTCCAGCGCCAGTTCGAACCGGATCTCGCCATCATGCTCGCCGGCATATTCCAGCGCGGTGATCTGGAACGGCCCGCTGACCGTGCCGAAATCCGGGATCAGCACCTGCCAGGGGAGAATGGCGCCGGCAAACAACGTCGCCCGCACCAGCGCGTCCGAGGCCTGATCCTTGAAAATCCCGGCCCCCGTCAGCGAGGCCCGCTGCACGCCCGCCCCGCCCAAAAGTTCGCGCCAGCGCCCGGCGCTTTCCGCATCGGTCACATCAACCGTCTGGGTGTTGAAGGCCAGCCGTTTCGACCGCAGCCCCGCCACCGTCTGAAACCCGCTGCCGTCATCCAGCTTCAACAGCAGGTCCTTGCCCTTCTGCGCCACCATGCCGCGCTCCCTTGCCTTTGAGTTTGATTTTGCTGTCATCGGCGGCTTCCCGCAGAAGGAGACGCCTGCTAACGCTTGCACCCAGCGGCATCGTGCCGGCGGAAAATCGATTCCGGTTTTCAGGCCGATGCTGAAATGCCCTCACCCTGTCCATCGCCTCATCCAGACACGTATCCCCGCCATGCCTTTTCCGCTCCGTTCGGCCCAGACAATCGGCGTCCTCGCCGTCACGCAGCTGATCGGCTGGGGAACGACCTTCGAATCCGTCGGCGTGCTCGGCCGCAGGCTGGCGCCCGATCTCGGCCTTGCCAATGAGGTGGTTTTTGCCGGGCTGTCGGTAATGATGATGGTCAGCGCACTGGCCAGTCCGCTTGTCGGCCGCATGCTCGATCGCCACGGCGCCGCGCGCGTGATGGCGGCGGGCTCGCTGTTCTTCGCTGTCGGCCTCTGCCTGCTGGCCGCCTCCACCGGCATCCTCACCTATGCGGTATCCTGGGTCATCCTTGGCCTCGGCGGCGCCTTCACGCTGTCCGCACCGGCCTTCACCGCCGTCGTCGAGCGCGAGGGCGCCGGCGGCAAACGCACCATCGCCATCCTCATGCTGTTCACCGGCCTGTCGGCCACGATCTTCTGGCCGCTGCTCAGCGTCATCTCGGATCTTGCCGGTTGGCGCAGCACGCTGGTGATGGCGGCGGCCCTGCACGCTTTCGTCTGCGTGCCGCTCTATCTGTTCGGCCTGCCCAAACCGATCGCTTACGAAAAATCCGGCGACAGCGCAGACTTCGCACCGGTGCCGCTGAACGAGGGCGACCGAAAACGCGCCTTCCTGCTGGTGGCGATCACCACCGCCATCGCCTCCTTTGTCACCTTCGGCCTCTCACCCTCGCTTCTGGAAGTGTTGCACCAGTTCGGCGCCACGCCCGAATTCGCCCTGCAGCTTGCCGCCGCCCGTGGCGTGCTCGGCATTTCCGCCCGCGGTGTCGATATGCTGCTCGGCAAGCGCGGCAACCCGTTCATCACCTCGGTTGCCGGCTGCAGCTTCATGCTTGTCGCCTTCGCCGGCCTGCTTGTCCTGCCCGCATCGGCGTTCAGTCTCTGGGTTTTCATCGCGCTTTACGGCTTTGGCTCTGGCATCCTCGTGGTCGCCCGCGCGCTACTGCCGCTGGCGCTGTTTTCGCCGCGCGAATACGGCCGCCAGGCAACCCGCCTCGCCATGCCGCAGAATATCGCCAATGCGCTCGCCCCCGTCATCTTCACCATGCTGATCGACCGCACCGGCGTGGCGACAGTGATCATCACCGCCATCGCGCTTGCCGGCGTCGCGCTGATCGCCATCATCCTGCTGATCGCGCTGGTCCGGCGCGTGCGGGCGCAAGCCGCATTCATTCCGTCACCGCCCTGAACCGCATTTCCGCCAGCTGAAATTTCGTTTTCGCCTCGCGCCGCGTCCGCGTGCCCCGATGCAAAAGGCTCACCAGAACCGCGCCCTCCAGCGCCATCGCCGCATCGTGCAGCAGCGCTCGCACGCGGGCCGCAATCACCTGCGTCTCCCGCCGCCCCTCCGACAGTGACCACACTTCCAGCGTGATCAGATGCACCTGCAGCGTCTCGCCATCCTCATCGCGGCTGTCGGTCTCGCCAAACACCACGCAAGGCAGCTCGGCCCGCGCCAGCATGCGGTCGCGCACGCCATCCGGCCCCACCAGCGCCCGCAATTCGGCATCACCGGAAAGCCGCGCAAAAATCGCCTTCATCAGCGCATTCACCGCCATCAGCGCCCCTCCTCCTCGCAATGGCAGACGAGATACCGCCGCGTCTCATCGGGATCGCGCACCGCCCTGATGGCGAATAGACGCTCCCCCTTGCGAAACCGTTGTCCGCCCAAAACGCCGTCACGAAACCGCACCCAGATCCGGTGCGTCACGGTGGCGCTCTCGGCCGCCGCCCCCTTTTCAGACACCACGAACGACACCGGCTCGATCCGCGCCCACATCGACGACGCAATGGTCCAGACCATCACCGCGCCGCCCTGCCCATCCGGCAGCGCCTCGGCCACTTCAAGCTCCAGCCGCGCCGTCATCTGTCCGGGATCGAAAAACGTGACCGGCATGTTTAGAGCCTCCGCAGCCGGTAAGAGGCGATCAGCCGCTCATAGCCATCGGGAATGCCGGCCGGCTGGCTCTCCAGCGCCACCACGCCGCGGAACGCAAACATATGCGCCACATGCAGCAGCATGGCCCGTTTCAACCCGTCCGGCACATCGGCACCGCCCTCCCCGAAACCGGCAACAAAGGTGATCTCGATACCGTTCATCACCTGTCCCGGCGCCGGCGGATCACGCAGCCACAGCCGCACCGGCCGGCTTTGGCCATCGAGCAGATGATCTTCAAGTGACACATCAACCGGCGCACCAGCCGCATCATAAACCGTCACGTTCTCAATGGCTTGCACTGGAAACCTGACAATCTTCAGGATGCCGTCGCGCGGCCAGAGATCGAGGCACAGCCGCCATGTCTGGGTGATCAGGCAAAGCCCGGTCTCGCGCTCCAGATGTTCGCGTGCGGTGGTGATGAGGGAAGAGATAAGCGTATCCTCATTGCCGTCATCAAGCCGCAGATGCGCTTTGACGTCGGCAAGCGTGATCGGCTCCGCGGTGGGCGGAGTGGTCAGGATATAGGTCATGGGAGGTCCCGCGAGGTTGCGTTGTGCGGTGTTGGCCCCTCACTTGCGATTTCTAGCACTTAGCTAAAGCTAAGATGCTGAAATCGCTTTCTCTCCCGCAGGGGGAGAGATAGGGCCGCAGCGTCTTTACCTCTCCCCTTGTGGGAGAGGACACAAAATCATGATCTTAGCCAATAGGCTAAGTCATAGATTTTGTTGGTGAGGGGCTAACCGCATCCGAAAAAATCACATTAGCTGGCCGAAAACTTCACCACCTTGATCGCCTCGAAATTCTGTACCCCACCCCCAACCCGCTTGGTGGTGTAGAACAGCACGTACGGCTTGGCCGAATAGGGATCGCGCAAAATCCGCACCCCGGCCCGATCCACCACCAGATAACCCGAGCGAAAATCCCCGAAGGCGATCGCCGTCGCATTGGCGGCGATGTCCGGCATCTCTTCCGCTTCCGCCACCGGAAAACCGATCAGCGATGCCGCTTGGCCCACCGATGCCGGCGGGCGCCACAGGTAATTGCCATCCGCATCCTTGAATTTTCGAACCTCGGCCTGGGTGCGCCGGTTCATCAGGAACGTGGCGTTCTGGCGATGTTTGGCCTTCAGCGCATAGATCACATCCACCAGCGTATCGGAGGGGTTTGCCGCCTTGAAACCACCCGCCACGCCGGTCGCCACATGGCCGAGGCTGCCCCAGGCCCAATCCTCCTCGGCCACCGTCGGATAAGACAGAAAACCCTTGGGCTTGTTGACGCCATCGCCGCGAATGAAGGCGTCGCCCTCCTGCTCGGCAAACACCACATCCACCTCACCGGCAATCCAGGCCTCGATATCGACGGCTGCATCATCCAGCAGCGCCTGTGTCGCCGCCGGCATGGCGTAAAGCTCCATGGTCGGAAAGGTCAGTTCGGACAGCTGCGGCGTATCGGTCTGCGGCCGCGCCGCCGTCTCGGAAACCCATCCGGTCGCCAGCCCCGCCGCCGCAAACGGCTTTTTCAGCACGGCACCGGAAACCGTCCGCACGGTTGAAAGCGCACGCATCGGCGAAACGACAGAGATGCGCCGGCCGATCTCGTTATCCGTCTCCGGCGGCACCAGATATCCGCCATCCGCCCCGGCAGAACCCGAAAACGCCTTGGCCTCCAGCTCGCGCAGACCCTGCTCGTCGCCACGGCGGATATAGGCATCGAAAGCCGCCTTGTGTTCCGCCGCTTCCGGCCCGATCTCCCGGCCAGATCCGAGGGCCGGTCGCGCCTTCTTGAGCAGCAGCTGGTCGAGCACCTTTTTGTTGTCGTCGACGGCCCGGTTGATGCGTTCCATCCTGTCGCGCGTCACCACATCGGCTGACATCTTTTCCTCGATCTCGCCGAGCCTCCTGTCATTGACCTCCTTGAAGGCTTCGAATGCCTCCATGAAATCCTCGAAAGCCGCCGTCACCGTGTCCGGCACGGCCTTGATTTCAGGCGCCACACGCATCTGTTCCGTCATCTCGATCATCCCCAATGGTTGGATTTTTCACGTTGATCTGAAGGTTGAGGCAAACATCAGCTTTGCCGCCCGCCGCATCTGGCGGACGAGTTCGGTTTCCCGGTCGCGAAAGAACCGCGCATGCTTCACGTCGGATACCCGCGCCGAAGGCAACATCGGAAAGGTCACGACGGAAATCTCCCAAAGCTCGGCTTCGAGAATGCGCCGCACCCCGGTCTTGGCGTCGGTGCGGGCCTTCACACTGCGAAAACCGATCGAAAGCCCGTCCAGCGCGCCCGTCTTCATCAGCGAAAACACTTCCCGCGCCCGCGCCACGCCGGGCGACAACATGCCCTCGACATAAAGCCCGCGCGCATCCTCGCGAATGGTCTTCCAGGCCCCGATCGGCTCGGCCGGATCATGCTGGTAGAGCATGCGCACCTGCCCCGCGCCACGCTCCACCAGCGACTGCCGGAATGCCCCGCGTTCAATGGTGTCGCGGCCGAGATCGACCTCGCCAAACACGCTGGCATAACCGGAAAATACCCCGTCGCCGCTCACCCCGGCCAGTTCCAGATTGGCGAATTTGCGCGCAGTGGAGCGAGGCCCGCGATAAGCGTGCATGAAATTTCTCCTTGGTGTCCTGATTTTTTCTTTGCGCCGCTGCGCGCCTTGCCCGGCACAGCCACAGCCCGATATGCACCGTTCTACGAACGGCAAAGGAACGACACATGGCCTGCAGCACCTGTGCGGACTTTTCATCACCGCGCCAGATCCGCCTGCCGGCCGATCTCACAGCGGTTATCCTGTCATTGCAGGCCGCCGTCGCGCAGAACCGCCTCACCGTCCTGCCGGCCTACAGCGCCACCATCACCGCCCCGGCCTTCTCCACCCTCGCGGCAGAAGGCCCATGGCACGAGATCATCCAGAACACCTTTCGATGCTCCGGCTGCGGCCAGAAATACATACTGAGCGCCGACACCTATCACGGCGGCGGCAGTCTCGATGCGACCGACGGCGTCTGAAACCTATCCCGATTTCTTCCCATAGCGCGCCGCGATCCGTGACAGCGCCCCCAGCACCCACCAGGCACACAGGCTCGCCGCCGCCGATCCGGCCAGCATCAGATCGGAGCCGGAAACGGCATCGGATATCCCCAGCCGCTCAGCCAGCCATATCCCCGCCGGCCCGCCAAAAATAAGCCCGCAGCTGACGCCTGTGGCAAACCGGCTCAAGGCCTCGCGCCGGCTTTTGGGCAGAAGATAGATCAGCGAGACGCTCGCGCCTGCCACCGCCCCCACTACCCGCGCGGCCCACACGCCGGCATCGTTGCCGATACCGGCTCCGAGATCGGTGCCCAGTTCAGTCAT